GTTTTATTAAGGTACTACATAATTTAGCAACCTGTTCACGGTCAGAGCAGTTTAAGGCAACACGGCTCTGGCCTTCAAGTGCTAGCTGCTCCTCTAGACTGAGCTGCACCACCATCCACTCCATCATCACTACATTTAGCAGTTATCCGCATTCTAACAATGAAAACACCAACTATCAAGCGCGTTAAGTCTAAGGACGGCCATTATATATGGCAGGTAACGTATGCTGGCATGTGTAAAGAGCACGTGCAAAGTTGGCAGGCTATGGTATTTTATCATCAGGCGTTGGAATGTTATCACAACGACGCAGGTAACTTAAAAGCTTTATTGCACGGCCCAGATCCCAGCAATCATGATTAGTCCACCAGCTCCACAATTCAGAATGGCCCTTTTGGCGATTGTGTAAACTACAGCATGGCGCTAGGTTAGCCCTACTGGTATGGCCGCCATTCTTTTTTGGCACTAAATGGTCAAGTGTTATGTTATCAAATTGTTCACCGCAGATGTAGCACCTGCTATCCCATTCTTCAATAATAGATTTGCGGAATTTGTGTTTAGTTACCTTACGACTGACTAACTCGGTCTCGTTGATGTGATGATTCATGAGGCTCCGGCATTTCGTAGGGAAGCACCTCATAATCAAGGAGGTGGGCGTTTGACTGTGCGATCTCTTCTAGTCTGGCTGCAATGCCGATTGCTACATCATCTGATGAGTACTCACTATCTACGACCATCATGGCAGATATTTCAACTAAGTAGCGGTTCATGTTGCTGGCTCGCAGGTGATTTCAACGCCGGAACTAGCGCGTGGTCTTAGTTTAAGCCATATCCCACCAAGTGATTTTGGCATCACAATCTTTTCAATTGCAAAACCACCGCCGCCTTTAAATTCTTGTTTATAGCAACCCGTTTGTATATGCCAGCGTTGCTCTATTCGTTGTTCGCCTTTGTTATTAATTCTGTAGCATGGATGCGCCACAATTGTGCGTTCATGATTATGACCATTAACTATTACATCTGCATCAGGCATAATGCTGGCATATCTTCCGCCGCCTAATGTGCCTTTTGTTATTACACCGCCCCATGTGCCGTGATGATAGCCAAGAGTTAGGCGCCTGATTTTTTCTTGTCTTTGTTGAGCGGCAACATTACCTTCCATGTAAAACGTAAACCAAACAAAGCCCTGATAACGCATATGTTGTACAGGGCTGCCACTATCACGCATGATGCGCACTACATTACCAAGTGGGTCAATCTCATTGTGGTTAATGATTGCAGTTTCGTGGTTACCATCTGACATCATCACAATGTCATCTTGCCATGGCTTTAACCAGTCTGCTGTTTCATTAAATACTAGGTCAAAATAATTACCGCCTAGATGTTCTATTCTTATATCACCTTTACTGCCACGTCTATCTTTTTTGCCTTGCATAAGGCACATTATATCACCAAAGAAAAGCGCCTTACCTTGACGTTCTTTCATCTCATCTAAATGCTTTTTGAAAAGCTTACGGTCGCATTTTGGATTATCTAAGTGAATGTCAGATGCAAGAAAGAAATTATATTGCGTTGTAGTTGAGGTATAGGGAATCCGTATTTCAGTTAATTCTGGGCTGCGGCGGATTACCTCGCATTTCATGGCTTCACCAACAGCGCCCAGCCTGTAGATGCGCCATCCACTTCCCATCTGCGATCCCAACGCTTGCGGCTGTATTTCACACCTGCGCCTTTGGTGTGGTTTACGTAGCCGCCGTTGATGAGATCAGCCTCACCATTCGGGTCGTTGACAAACCAATAGTCTGGGTCAAAACCCACGATTACAGACCAATGGCCGCCGCCAGTTGGTGCGTTGTATGGCCCTTGATGTAGCCAGCCCACCGCCACTGGCCTGCCCTGGCGCAACTCAGATTCTAATAAACCAGGCGCGCAGTTGGTTACAAACCTTGAATTTGTGAGTCCTAGTGCCCGTAATGCAAGCACCTGCGCCTGCGCGTCAGTGGTATCGCCATATTTTGCCCGTACTTTATTGTATTCATCATCGCTTTTTACCTTGCCGTGGTAGCGGGCAATCATCGCGCAACTACTGCTGAAACACTCGCGGTAACCGGTGCCACTGGCATTGTCGTTTTGGTATTCATACGGCACTTTCAGCAGCACAAATGGCGGTTTGGCCGTAATACCCCACAACTTGCCTTCAGCCTCCCGTCTACGGCGGAGGCCAAGTTCTGCTGGTGTGCCAGCATTTACGTATAGCCTCAATGCTGCTGGTACTGCGTCATAGTTTGCCGCGTGTAATGCCTTCGATATTGTCTCGAAACCTTCGCTACCGTAAAAATGCCAGCCAACGTTATAGGCAAACGAAATCAACGCATTTTGCCTCTGCGCTGATAACGTTTTCCAGCCTGGAATACTTTTTGCTAATGCTGGTACTACTTGAGTTTCCAGCATGTTATCTAGCAATCCATCAGCAGCATCGTGTGTGATGGTATCGCCGATTTTTACTGCTGCGCCATCAGGCCATCTAGTGGTGCCCCAGCCGATGGTTGGCACACCGGCAGGACAAATGTATGCTACATCACTAAAGCCTTCAAACTCGCGTATCAGCATGGCCGCTGGTATCCATGCCAATGTAGGTTTTGGCGCTGGGTCACTGCGGAATTTGTCGAGGAATGTAGCCTGCTCATCTGGCGCTAGTAGCTCCCATGCCCAGTTCCATGCCGCCTGCTGATGTGGCAACGGCGTTGGCTTGGTTGTAGCTTTTGCCGCTGCTAGGAAATTCATCAGCGGCGCCTAGGGAATGCCAAACGCGCAAACTGAAGCAGCAACTGAATCCAACTATTGGATTTCAGCGGTGATAATGCAATTAATTCTGAGCCAGCAGCTACGACAATGGCAACAGCAGCAACTTGGGATGCGTCCACGGAACTGTGGCAAACGTCACATTCAGTCTAGCCGCTACTTCACCTCGAGCTTGCTGACGCGGTTTTCAACGTGGTTTAAGCGGGTAAACATCTCGCGGTTGCTCTGTTTTATATCAATATGCAAAGTCTCAAGCGATGCACCAATATGCTCCACAGCACTGGTAAGCCTGATTACAGCAGCGGCGGCTTCCTCGTTACGACGAGAAAAGCCGAATAGCCCCATTGCCGCCACGCTGATGCTGGCACCAGCGATAGCAGCAAAAACTTCGATCACGGCTCAGGCTGGTGTTGCCCTAGTCTAGCTCCAGGGCAGCCCCTGCGCTTTGGTTGGTGCGTGTTGCTCATCGAGTTGGGCTTGCAGGGCTGCTTCGATTTCAGCAACTTTATTTTCATTGCCTAAACCTTTAGATAACTCATTTTTTGTCCAGCCGATCACCAGTTCAGGTGTTAGATCAGCAAATGGAATGAGGTTATCTGGATCAGGCTGTTCTAGCCCGATGCTGCCATACGCACCAGCAGAGTAGGTGCCATCGTTTGCATTAATGGTGTAGTGGCAGGTGTATACCACGCCATCCGCTGTGTGTCTTTCGAGTTGGGCAATACCCCAGGTGAACTCTGTTACCGGTGTTGCAGATGCTTTAGCCATAGTGATCAGTGGCGATGGGATTAGTGTACTACAAATAATGTAACCAGTTAAATGGCGGTTACCCGCCTAGTAGTGTCAAAGGTTACTGGGCATGGCTGGTGTGAATAACCAGACCCAGTAGAGAAGGGGACTTAGATGCCTGCCGCAGTTAGGCGAGCCTCAAGACTTTCGATCTTGGCGATTGCTTCCTGAAGTGCTTTAGTTAGTAGGGGCACCACTTTGGAATTATCTACCGCCCAAGCGTCTACAACTTCATCTCCGTCGTCGCCTTGTTTTACAGCGTCAGGGAGAACAACATTCAATTCTTGAGCAATGAAACCATAATTTACCGTGTAATCAGTTTCAGTCCACTTGTATGAACGAACTTGGATAGAAGACAACAAATCGACTGCACTTGTTGCAGGTTGAATTGCTGACTTAAGGCGGCGATCTGATGTTGTATTGTAACGAACCAATCCAGCAGCGCGGTTGTAATCAATCGTACCCCGTACCGTATCAGATGTTTCTGTCCTAAGAGAGGCAAATAGATTGTCGCCTGTGGTTGCATTATTCCAGAATGTAACAACTTGGTTTGCTGCTCCGCCAGTGCTTTTTGCGTCAATACCCCGTGTGCCCTCAACAGAAAGTACAGTCGTGTTAGAAATTAAGTCTGCTGTATTACCTATCCAGATCCTCCCATCCTGTTTAATACTCATCCGCTCCGTCGGGGATGCTGCCCCATCTGCGGTAGTGGAGAACACTAGGCGGCCTGGCATAGCGTTGGCACCAACGGTGCCGTCTACATATGCAGAAATGTTTGCAGCATTTACAAAGTCAGTGCCATCACTACCTGCAAATGCAATTTCCCCTACAGTTGCATTGTTTGCTACCGCATCGATACTTGCAACTGATGCGCCAGCCGTTCCAGCTAAGGTGATACCACCACCTCCACCATTACGAATAACAGTTAGACGAGAAGTTGAATTATCAGTTCCTTCAACTTGGACTCTGGCGCTAGCAGCTCCGTTTTCAAAAATAGTACGCGCAATAGACGTACCAACTAAGAGCCTCCCGCTGGAGTCGATGGCGACCCTCGGCGAGTTCGCTGTATAAAACTCAATCGGGGCTGCTTCTTGCGTTGTGATATTTAATGCACCAGTACCGCGATGTTTTAGCTCTGATGTAGCATTAGCGCCTGTATTATTACGAATAACCCGTAAACCATAATCGGTATAAGTTGTGTCGGCAACAATATCAATATATGAGTTGCGGTTGCCACTTGCACCTTTACCAATTTGCAAATGTGCATCTGTTACGTCATCAGCACCTACTCTTGCATTACCTGCTACATGCAAAGCTGTGCTTGGGTTTGCAGTTTTTATCCCAACAGCTTGCGTAGATGTACAAGCGATTGCATATTGACCGCCAGTTACAATTCCTAAGGCGTCAGCACCAGACCGAAATACGCCAGTATTAAGGTCATTTGTAAAGGTTAAGCTTGGTGTTGCTTGTAAGCCATCTTCTACTGCAACAATACTAAAATCACCATCTAATTGCCTTAATGTAATCCATGCGGTATTTGCGCTGTTGCGTATTTTTAATAAACCCGCTGCCGTGTCTGCCCATAATTGATAGGCGTACATTGTCCCCGGTTCGCTTGCGCTGCTGTTTAGCGATACAATTGCGCTTAATGCTAGGTTTATGTCTGCTCTGACTGCTGCGCCGGTGCCATTGGCAATGATATAATCGTGTGTAGGCATGTCGTTTAGTGGTTTGTGGTTTAATTCTAGCCTAGCTTACCATAGCCATTAGCGCTCCAGTTAAAATTACGGCTTACAATTGTATTAGATGAATTGCGGAAGGTTACCGTAAACCCAGTGCCGCTAACACTGCTAACCGTGAAGAAATCACCGCTAGCCATATTTTGAGCTGTAATCCCAATACTCGGCAGGTAATACTCACCTGCAAACAGCGGCGTACCAGTCCAGAATCTATTGTCAAATGTAACGGTATAAGCAGCAGCACCACTGGTAATAGTCCCATTGCTTTGTTGCGTGGTAGCTACAAATACAGCATCATATCCAGCTTCTAAAACTTGAATGCTTTGGTCTGTTGATTCAGTTGATAACTTAAGTTGAAACTGAAATGCACGTCCTTTTAAGATGCCAGAATTTAATACTTTATAACTTGTCCATGTTGGCGATACATTAGGGTTATCATTAGTTGATCTAACCAGAATTTGAGCATTTGATTTGTCTGCATTTAACGCATCCCAATCTGACCATAAATCGACAAGCGTAGTTCTAGTGTCTATAGAATCAAGCGGATAATATCCTCTAGTTTTTAAGTGGCGCCTTAAATTAATTGCGTAAGTAGCACCTAAATCTAAAATGGTTGGCAATTGGTAAATGCCAGAACTTTGAACGGTGCCGTTTATAATGTCAAACGTAGGCATCAAATCAACACTAGCTTGCGCATCAAACAGATCGACACCATCTAGCACCACTGCATTGTATTCGTTACTATAAAAAGTATTTGTAAACGTACCTTGAAACGGTGGTGTTTCTAGGTCTTCGCGCTGCTGCTTTATTATTAAATTGCTCATATTATCTGGCAGGTCAACTAATACACTTGTTTCATTTACGCTTTTGCGTCCGCCGTCATCAACAAATTTTGCAAATATTTCGCCTTCTATTAGCGGGATAATTGCTTCGGTTGATGATCCAGATTTTGATTCAATTAAATCAACGCTTTCAAACCATGACGCATTACCACTAGCATCACTACTATGTCTAATATAAATTCTACCTCCAACCCTGACATCAACGTCAACTGATTGATCCCAACGTAATCTTGCTGTATTAAAACTAATTGGCTCTAAAGTTAGATTTTGCACATCCCCAGGCGGTGCTGTTTTACCAATAGCAGTAAAGCTAAGAATTGATGGCTCTGATGGTACTTTTAATGGATTTAAGCTAAACAGTTTAATTTCATATAACCCTTCAGAAGAATCGAATATTTCATAATTTGGCCCAAACGCTTCTGCTGTATTCCAATTGCCATTATTTACTCTGTATTGCACTAGATATTCATTTACGCCAGTTACTGGTATCCAGTTAAGTACTATTTTAACAGACGCTTTATTTGATGATTCAAATATAACTTCGCTTGCTTGCAACCCTACTGGTGCAGGTGGTGTAAATGAAATCGCTGATGTATTCGATCTTGTTAATGGCGTCCCGGACTCTACATTTGCATATTTACCTGGATTGTGCATTAATGCAGTAACGGTATAAGAAACGGCATCGACTTCAGTTACTGACAATACCCGCCATGTAGTTGCTTCTATGTCTGTATTTTGCAACATCCAAATGCTATTGATATTTGGCGCCGTGCTTAGGCTGCCTCCTAGTGTTATGACTTTACCGGATATAGATAACACAGGCTTGGTTTCTATGCTGCCATCAGGCATTACAACCGATAAAGTTGCGCTATTGGCGCTTGTAAGATCTGTATCATCTTCATCATCTACAGTAACGGTTGAAGTTGTTGCAACTTTAATCCTGCCTGCTCGTCTGTAAATTGCTTTTAATGGATCAGCAATTTTAATTATTTGGCCAGGTCTTACAATAACGCCTTCAGCAACACTTGTTGTAAATGAAACCACATCAGTTTCATTTGTTTCAGTGAAAATAAGCCATCTACCCATGCGAGCAGCTTGGCCGCGACTGGTGCAGGCAAAAGCTTGAATTTGAGCAGGTTCCCATCCATATTTATTAATGCCCGCAGTATCTTCTACTACTTCATAATTTATGCTTTGAGTTGTAAGATCTAGATAACTTACAATGGCTGCGGTATGCCTATTAACCAAACTGCTGCCGGTATAGTTAAAGCCTTCTTCTGTCACATTAGCCAATGTAAATAAGTAGCTTGCATCTACTGGCGCATCTTGACTTATTACAAGCGAACCAGTAGACCAATATGGCATTACACGCATTACGCTACAAAGATCACTAATTAGTTGATAAGCGCTATCTTGGTTTTGAATTAAGGCATTACAGCTAAATCTTGGCTCTTGGCCGCCTAATCCATCATCAACTAATGCTGATGCGTATTTTGAAGCTGTATAAAATGAATACGAATCTAATTGGCTTGCAGTTATATGAGCGCCAAGCCCGTACCTAGTATTTGTAAGCAAATCATACAATACCCAAGCAGGGTCAGATGTCCATGCTTTATTAGCCTCAAAAGTACCATTAAATACATAAGGCGTAGGATAAATTATGCGCCCATTAGTTTGATCAACGGTTACACCAGCAGGGATTTTTACTTTTATGCCGCGGATTCTGTATGATCGCGATGGTAATGAACTAAAGTTTTCCGCATCAAATCTAATTGTCGCTAAAGCACTGTTAGGGTATTTGAGTTTTTGATAGGTTATTTTTTGCAAGAAAGCAAAATAAAACTCATTTATGACAGTTGATATATTGGTGCTATCTGGCGTTGTTCTACTTACTCTTATGTTAATGGGAAATCCTAAACTTGCATCAAAATCAATTCGATAATCCCGTTGGTATGGGTCTGCTGTCCTGCCTGAAATACTATCAACAACAACATCAACATAGCTTTGACTTGGATATTGAATTTGGATCTTAAAGCCAAAACTAGAGCCTAAAATATCGCCCTGGGTTGTAAATTCTTCAAGTCTTGGCACTGTAATCGTAATGATTACACCATCAGCAGGTGATTGAATTGTTTGCGTAATAGGAGAGCCAAATTCAACCTTTTGATTTACTTGTACTGGTGTTGATATTTCGCCATAGCCAGGGAAATAACTTTGCGATTGTGTGCCGTAACGGAAATCTACTTTAACATTTTTGAAGTTAAAATCCGTGTCTTGCAGTGATGCGATATTAGCATTTGCGCTTAATATTGCAATGTTATTAAGGTAAATATCTTTTAATGCTGCGTTGTTATAGTCAACAGTGCCTTTAGTCAATCCTGCTGCTGATGGGAAACCTTCAATTTCGCCTTCACTAAGCAAATCAATAAATGTGGCGTATTGTGTGCTAGATAAAGTGTCATCCGTTCTGACCGGTACCCTTGGGATAGCTTCTCTTTGCTGGATAAGATTAAGGTATGTAGCTTGATCTTTTGGTTTTAATGTATAAGCATAATAAACCTCTTCAGCAGAAATAGGCATTAGACTACCTCCAATGTGTTAAAGTTAGCAGAAATTACAACTGATCCTACTATAGTTTCACCGTATACTATTGGTACCGCTGATCCTACCTTTGATGTGTTTTGTATACCGCTAAAAGAATATGATTTTTGCGGATCTAATTGTGTCTCTTTTGTTGATGTTGGCGTGTAATAACTAGGCTGGCTAGGTGGTGCTATTTTTGGAACTGGTGCTAATAATTGTGCAACACCGCCTAATGCCAAACTAGCGCCAAGGCCGCCAACAGCAGATGCAACACCAGCACCAAAGAAACCAGAGCCGCCGCCGATACCTAAAAAGCCGCCAACAGCAGGGCCAAGGAATATAGCGCCAGCAATTAAAGCAACACCAGCAAGGATCTGTAAAAATCCTCCTCTTTTACCTCTTGCGCCTGCTACTACTGGGATGATCCTAATTGTTTGCTGTCCTGCTGGATGCTGTAATTCATCTTTATTGATTGCATAGGTGCCAATTAACACTCGATAGTCGTAACCCATCATATGTTGATCTAAACCAGGGAAATTAGCTAATAGAAATCGAACGGCTTCAGCAGCATTAGACGCAACCGCAGTAAATTCACGGTGCCCTACAAATTTAGCTAACTCCCCATATAGCCGGATTTTACGCATCATGGTTTGTAAGCATCATGCCTTAGTCTACGCGATGTAGATTGCTGTAACCACCTGCCATAGCTGTCGCAACAACTTAATTGATTTTTGAAATGATGCAAAATGCTGCCGTCAGCTAAAAAGATTCCTACATGATTTGGTTTATCATCATAAATACTAAACAGCAACGCATCACCGTCTTGCAATAACTCATCATCTTGCAACTCATGGAACCCTGCTAATTGCCAGCATTGATCAAATATAGGATTATTTACAAACTCTTCCTCTGGAGGTCTATCCCAATCTGGTAATATCAACCCTTTAGATTTGTAATAATCGCGCACTAGCGTCCAGCAGTCTGATTCAACCCATTGCCAGTTGCGGCCAATTAAGGGAAGCATGATCGCCATTCGCCTTTATCTGTGCTTAGTATATACCACGGCAATTTGCTGCGCTTACATGATTCAATATCCATATCGCTAGGTTCTGGTGAATTGTTTGCATGGCTGTGAACCACTGCCACGATAACTCCAGTATCTTCCGCTTCCGCCCAGTCTGCTGGATGTATCGCAAAACAATCCGATTCATCTGCAATATTACGGCATTTCCAATATAATTCAACGCCATCGCAATTTACCAGTAAACCGCATGATTCATTTGGTGCTACGGCATTAGCATGGTTTAATGCTGCATCACGCCAACTCATCCGGCAGTAACTCCAATACCTGGAAATGATCCAAATGGCAGCTCATTATCCTTGCCAAATCTAATAGCGCAACTATTTAATCTTTTTCCACATACATCAAAATTAGTGTTTTGCACAATTTCATCATTTACATCAAAGAAATTACTACCTGCATATGAGCATTCAGTTGACTTGTATTTCCATTGGCAAATAGTAGAAAGGCATTGGCGTTTTGGTGCTTTAATGCCAGCAAGATCAAAAGCAGCGGCTAATTCCCATTCAACTAAATTTAAGTTTTCTGTTACTTTACGATCTAAAAAATAAATTTCTCTAGGAAATTCTGCTGTAGGGTCTGGTGTGCCATATGGGTTTACATTACCCGTAAAATTTACCGCATCAATATAACGCGCTAGTGTTCGAATACGGATAAATTTTGCGCCAATTAAATCATTACCTGTATTGAAATCATTCACGATTAAAAGAATAGCAGTAACATAACTAAGTGCATTTGATACCTGTAGCCTTGGCCTTGGTAACTGGCCGCCGCCATTAAATTCAAACCCTGTTGCTTCAACAGGAAACCTAGTATATGAGTTTGAGTTCCATACTACATTGCCATTATTGTTATTATTTGTGCCTGCGTGAAATCTGTAAACTGTACTGGCGCCATGTAATGTTGCATCAAGGTGCAATTCATATAATTCAATAATCGCACCGGGCGTCAAGCTTTGCAGTGCTGATA